CTGAAACTAATCAGTATGGGTCTGCTGGATCATCTAGTAGTCAACAGTCCTCAGGATCGTCCTACAGCGGTGGTGGTGGATATTAAATAAGTCCCTTCTCTTTTGCTACATGTAGCAAATCTTTCAAATTACCCACATGTTGCGCTCCAAGTGCGATTTGTGGGTATTCTGCTTTTTGACCAAATTCGTTTTCAAACGATTTTTGCGTAAAATGCTGATTTAGGCGATATTCGAGATATTCACCATCTAGTGATTGTAGCAGTTGTGCTGCCCTTTCACATTCTTGACTTCCATTAGAATAGATTACGGCGGTCTGAGGAATCACTCTATTTCTCCTTTTGATTGTAGGTAATTACAATTTTTTCGTGTTGAGTCTTTTTATCAGTGCAAATATAGTGACTTGCTTTGCCACCCAATATTCTGCATATGTTATCTAGTTGCATTTCAAGTGCAAAGTTTTTATCATTTTCAAACTTCATAGATCAAGCTCAAGTTGTAGTTTACGTTCTTCCTCTATTCTATTGTGCTCTGCCCACATCTCAGCAACCATATCAACAGTGTGTCTTACTGGTTGGTGGACAGGAGTGGCATTTCTATGCTTATCAATTGCTTCCTGTGTAGGGATAGCAATTCGGAAAGGGATATCATCCTCTTCAAACTCCTTATTCATATCAATGTATGTTTGAGGAGTGATCTTAAATTCATTCATAATGTCCTCTCCAATCTATTTGTTGCTTGATCTGGAAAATCTCTTGGACGACTATCAGTGGCATTATCGGTCTTGGGGGATCCTTCGTTTGCCTTCATAGTATGCTGATAGTTAGGTCGTGGGTATCTCATGTAAAATGGATCAGGCATCCAATATGTTACCTGCCATTCTTGATCGGGATTTAACTCTAGATGCTTTTCTACACTATGACAGAAACTACCTAATTGAATATACCCGTCATGACTGATGCATTTATTGTCGCCATTAGCGACCAGGAACATCATCTTGCTACTCAATCTCTCTGCCTCCAATCATCAGGTTTTTCTTGATGAAACCAATCTTTGATATCGTCAGCACTGTCAAACCCCTTTTTGTAGTTGGATGGGTCGGGGTCACCTAATCCCATCCTATTCATAAAATCATCAATACTTCCCTCTTCAATGTCTTGAGAGGCTTGTCGCCGTGCTTGCTTTAACCAATCTCGGGCAGTTGTATACTGTTTAGCAATTTTCTCTGCCCAGATCATATCCTCCAGTTTTACTTCTTCTTTGTTAGCGATCTTCTTACAGATAAACTCTAGTCTTAGTCTGTATTGAGTAGATAACATGTTAGTCTCTAAAATCGAGTTTGAGTTCGAGGTCTTCCAGTCTATGGAATTCAGCGTGTGCTCTTTCTTGGCGCTCACAGACGATACCTAGGATATCTTTCATAATAGTGTCATTATCGACGTAATCGTCGATATACTTATCTAGTGCTTCCTTCAGATAGCGGTATCTGTGCCATTCTTGGGAATACGGTTTGTAGTGTGTCATAGTAAAATAGTGAAAAACCCTGCAGACGAAAAATTACCCCGAATTTTTTTCCGCCCATCCTGTGAATCAAAAGTGAAATAATATATACGATCAGTATCTACGTCCACAAGGTTGATACCTTAGGCGAGTCTGCTTCTCGTAGTAACCCTCAACGTATTGGTGACGCCCTAACCAATGACCAGGGATCCAAACACGTCGGGTTACTTGCACCTCACACATGCGTCTTCTAGGACGCTCATAATAATGATGGTAGTGCTGCTCGGTGTAATGCCCATGCCCATCAAACGGCTCCCAGAATTCCTTCCAGGTTAGTGCGTTGGCGGGTGCCGCAGCAGACAGTAGCAGCAGAGTGGCAAGGGCAAGTTTCTTCATCAGTCGTTGGCGAGTGCAGCAAAGTAGTCCAAGTCAGGACCATCATCTGCTTTGTTTAACTCTTCAATCTTAGCACCGAATCCACTGGGTGTGGTATCAGGTTGTGACAGTGGTGCAACTGACATGATGTCAGGAGAGTTGAAGTTGCCACGACCCTCAGACTCATCCTCAAAGGACTCGTCACGAGTGCGGACCTGAGTACGACCCTTGTTGAGGACCATATTCAAACGCTCTTCCAACTTCTCATAAGGCTTGAATGCTGTAGGATCAGTGAATTCCTTGAGGGAATGCTGAGACTTCCAGATATCTTCAAGTTGCTCATCACTAAATCCACCCAGCGTAGCAGGTGCAGCGAAGTCAGACTTGTCATAATTCCAGTATCCACCAATGGTTTGGATCTTGATACGGAAATCAGCACCTTGCCACATGTCAAAAGGATTGACGGGAGTCTCATCCTCAAACTGTGGTTGCATAGAGGATACCACCTTGTCGTGGATCTTCTTACCATACTTATACAGGAATACTTTACCCTCGTTTTGAGGATTCAGTTGATCCTTGACGACATAGATGTTGCTGTAGTAAGAGAGCTTACGCTTCTGCTTACGAGCAATCTCTTTGTCAGCATCGAGACCACTATTCCAGAGTGTGCGATTCAATTCACCAACAGGATCTTTCTGACCCAATGTGGTGAGGGAGTTTTCAATATACCATCCGCCAGGACCTTGGAAAGCGTGGCTCCACACCTGTGCCCAAGGAAGGTCTTCACCATCAGGCTCAGGGAGGAAACGGATCACGGCATAACCGTTACCGCTCTTGTCCACCCCAGGTTTCCACAGACGCTCATCAGGACCAGCGCCTTGGGGTTTGGACATCTTCTCAATTTGTTGAGTCAGTTTATCAAACGTGCCTGACTTCTTCTTGAGACTTGCAAAAGACATGTGTTTCTCCGTTGTGTTGTGTTTTGTTGTGTTGCCACCGTATTATGGTAGCACTCTTATTTAGCGTTTGTCAAGTGACCGTGTGCGGTTTATGATCAGCACACGCTCACCGTCATGGGTGAATTGTAGATCATCGTCAGCGTCCCAGCAGAGCTCCTCGTATAGATCATCGAGTTTCTGCATGTCTTGCCATAGTGCATCATGATTTGGCATCTTTCAACTCCTTACGCCACACCTGTAGTTTATCTTCCATTGTTTGTAGGATCATCATAAGATTTAATCCACCAGAATACTCCTGAGACAAGAGATCAATACGATCCTTGACATACTTCGCTTCTTTATCATTCTCATCAGTAGGATCCATCCCATGAGATGCTAATGCTAAGCGTGAGTAAAATACTTTCTGCTTAGCAATCAACTCTAGGGTCTTCTCCACATGCTCCAGACGTTGCTCTGGATTAAATTCTTTAAGACCAGAAGACATCTTCAAGAGTTCTGTGTAACACTCTTGAATCTGCTCTACCTCATCTTTTACTACGTCGCTCTTGAAAAATTCGTTGTCAGTCATAAGGGCAGGATACCTCTGCTCGTTCGCTTAATGTAATTTAATTGCTGCGCGTCCCATTTGATTTTGTCTTTGAGTGGTTTGGAGATGAGTTTACTGACAGTTTCAACCTCAATCTCAAACTCCTCGCAAACAGACGCAACTGCTTCTATGTAGTTGATGAGTCCTTGGGAGTCTTTGACTCGCATTTCCACGAGAGAGGTAAACTTACCTTGTGTCATGAATTTTTCTTCAATTTCTTTCATAGGACTTTTACATTAAGACGGGATACTCCAGTTGCATTGGTGAGCCCATCTGGAAAGGCATTAGCTGCGATAGTGATACGATCCTCCTGGGATTGGTTTGGGGTGGCACGGTGTCTGATAGTAGGTGGAAAGACAATAAACTTTCCAGCTTCCGTAGGTTCTCTGTGCTCTATAAAATACTTTTCTTCAGTCCATTCACCCCATGGCCATATGTTTGATTGATTATACCATGGATTAGGATAGTGCCAGACGGTCTCGGTATCTGAATCACCATTCACATAATAGTTACTACTCAAGAAACAATTAGCGTGAGTGTGATCATAGAAAAACTGTCCTGTCTTATTCAGATTAGACCATGAAGCATTGATCTTGAGTTTGTTAGTCATGCCAATGTCTTGTGCAACTTCTAACAAACACTCATCAATCCATGCAAATAATTTATGGAATTCTGGTAGTGTATGCAAGTCACTACCAACCTCACCATCCAGTTGCACACCATCCCATATCATATTGCAATCATTGCTTCTATAATTGAGACGTTGACATGCTTCAAGCACCCCATTACGGTCTCCAGGATAATAAAATCTATAGATTGGTATACCTAGGAAAGTATCCTTCATTTAAGTCCCTCGACATAGTAACGATACTCTTCGATCCATTTGATGAGTGTATCCATATAAGGTATCTTATCATACTTTTCA